GGCATAAGGGGACTGTCCGATAGTGGCTCGCGCGCATCTTTCCGGTTCCGGTGCGCTGGTGGTGAACGATTGCCGGGGTAATGCCGTAGCCAAGGTGGCGGCATACTGCGCAGCCAAGCTCGGCCACTGCGCCCATGTAGCGCTTCTCCGCAGCGTTGGCTGCATTGCGCGGGGTTTTAGCTTTGATGCCTTTGCCCCTGCTCATGGGTTTGGTGCCAGGTTTCATGGCGCTGCGCTTCACTGGTTTGGCTCCAGGTCGTAAAACGTCACGCCTAACTCGCTGGCGGCCCATGCTTCTACCTGCGTGCAGAAGTCGCAAAACTCTGCAGTTGATAGTCCGGTCGTGCTCTTGCCGATGATCTCGCCATTGGGAAGCTCGTCGAAGCCTACGAACTTTCGCTTTGCAAGCTCATGCCAAACTTCAGCGCTGAACAGCTTTCCGCCTACGGTTGCCTGCTCTGCAATCTGCGCCAGCACGCCACGACTCCAATACCGGCGGTTCTGGGGCTTGGTGCGCTTGCGTGGCCCGACCGTCATCACAAGCCGTGTGCCGTCTTGAAGGTGTTGCGCAAGGTATGGGTACACCGTGCTCTTTAAGATGGCGTGAGCCTGCTGGCGGTTAAAAAGTTCCACTGTGACGGGTTTCATGGCATTGTTTTTAGTTTTTCAATGAATCTGGCTTTGATGCCTGGTGCAACCTTCTCCAGCTTGTCGAGTTCTGCTGAAACATACGGCCACCAGCCACGCTGCAATGCTTTGTCGCCATTGGCGAATGCAATTGGTATGAGGTTGAGTGCGCGTGCTTCAGCATGTTCGGCTTGCCAGTTCATTCATTGTCACCAAGGAATGTCTGAATCCATATCGTCAAACCCGCCGTTGTTCTGTGGTGGCGCTTGACGTGCTGGAGGCTGCTGTCGTTGCTGAGGCGCTGGGCGCTGTTGTGGTGCTTGGCGCTGTTGAGGCTGCTGTGCAGGGCGCTGGGCTGGGGCTTGCTGGCCAGAATCTTGGCGACCACCAAGCAACTGCATTGAATCGGCAATGATGTCGGTCGTGTTTTTCTCTACACCGGCCTGATCGGTGTATTTGCCATATTTCAGGCGGCCTTCAATGTAGACCGATGACCCCTTGATGACGTACTCACCAACGATTTCGGCCAGCTTGTCGAAGAATTTGACGCGGTGCCACTGAGTTTCCTCGATAGTTTCGCCCGTGTTTTTGTCCTTGCGCTTGCTTGAGGTGGCAATGCTGATCTCGCATGCCGCCATGCCTGAAGGCAGGTAGCGCATTTCTGGGTCGCGGCCACAATTGCCGACGAGGATGACTTTATTTACTGATGCCATGGTTATTCCTTAAATTGCTGCCAGCGCCAAACGCGCGTCATTGATTTGTGCTTGGGCCTTGTCCAGCGCCTGGTGGGCGCGAGTCAGTGCCTTTGCTCTTGGTGCATGGACTGGCTTTTGGCCACCCATGTAGGTGCTCTCAATCAGGATGCGCGTGGGCTGCGGTATCTTCATGCTGCTTTTTTCATAGCGAGCCCCAACTGATTGCTGCACACCGACGGGCACCCAAAATTCTGTTTGGGTCATGCCGCGCTCGATGCGTAGCTCCCTCGCCTTTGCTCCTGTAATTTCGTGTTCGTTCATGGTTCCTCGAATCAAGTGGTTTGAAAACAATTCCAATGGTATCAGAATATTACCAGCATGGATAGATAGTCCTGTTGAATTTTCAATTTATTGGTGCCACCTTGTACCCAAATCAGTCTCAGGTGGTATCAATGGAAGTCGATAGGCGTTTTTTTGAGGCCTTGATGCGCGACAAGGGGTTGTCGTTGCGCGCGCTGGCCAGGCGTATGAATCTCGGCCATTCGCAATTGAGCCTTACATTCAGCGGGGATAGGCGGCTGCAGCTTGATGAGTCGGTGCAGCTATCCAGCATCTTCGGCGTACCGCTTTCCCGCATCATTCAAGCCATGGGCCTGAGCGCCCCCACCGCTGGAGATATGCGCGTCACCGTCATAGGCCGGGTTGGTGGGGATGGCACTGTCACTCTTAGCGAACCAGGCTCGGTAGATAGAACAACAGCCCCAGCAGGAGTGCCGGAAGACGGCATTGCGGTTCAGTTCGGCACCGCTGACACGGCCATGGGCTGGCTTGATGCCACTGTCATGTTCTGCGCAAAGCCTGACGGCGTACCGCCTTCTGCGCTTGGTCGGCTGTGTCTGGTTCAGGTCAAGGATGGCCCTATGGCGGTCGCTGCGGTTCGCAGGGGATACCAAGATGGTAGCTTTAACCTGTTCGGCCTGCACCACCGGGAGAATGTCTCGCTGGCATGGGCAAGTCCGGTTTTAATTTCACGCCACTGATTAACCAAAAGCGAAATAGCGACATTTATTTGCTTGTGGTGGTTGCAAATGCGAACCAACGGTGTAATAATATCACCACTGGCGCTTTTGCCAGCCAAGGAGAAAACACAATGACATTCAAACGAGAGATCACCACGCACGCTACCGAAGCGGCATGGCTTGCAGATCGCAAGACGGTTATCACCAGCACTGAAGCGGCTGCCCTGTTCGGCGTTGGCGTCTACGTCAAGACACCCTACGAGCTGTTCAACCTGAAGGCCGGTGTTATCCAGCCCGATGAGTTTGAAGGTAACGAGCGCACCCGTTGGGGTAATCGCCTCGAAGCTCCAATCGCTTATGGCGTGGCCGAAGACCTGGGCCTAATTGTTGAGCCCTACAAGGTGTTCGTCACCATGCCCGAGTTCCGCATTGGTTCATCGTTCGACTTCATCATAACCGGAATTACCGAAGACTTCGACGGCGACAACGAAGCGCGCCAGATGTTTCTCAAGCATGGCAAAGGCCTGCTTGAAATAAAAAATGTTGATGGTCTGCAGTTCAAGCGCGGCTGGGCGGCAGATGGAGACCATATTGAAGCCCCTGTGCATATCGAGGCGCAGGTGCAGTGGCAAATGGAGATTGCCGACCTGAACTGGTCAATCCTTTCGCCGCTTGTTGGTGGAAATACGCCTCACCCCATCATTCGCATGCGTGATGCTGATTTTGGCAATGCAATCCGCACCAAGGCCACTGAGTTTTGGCAGCGCGTCAACGCCATGGCACCGCCCGAGCCCGACTTCACCAAGGATGGTGGGACCATTGCCAAGGTGTACCGCGAGAATGACGGCACCAGTGTCGATATGTCCGACAACACCCGCCTGGCTGCTCTGTGTAAGGATTACAAAAAGGCTGGCGCTGACGAGAAGGCCGCCAAAGAACTGAAGGATGCAGCCAAGGCCGAGATCCTGACGATTGTGCAGGCTGCCAAGTCTGTTGCCTACGATGGCGGCAAGATCAGCGCAGGAACCAACAAAGCATCGTTCCGCTGCTACCACCGCGATGCATACGAGAAGTTGACAGTAACACTCACACCGATTGCTGGCGCTGACATTGAAGCGACCATGCCACCGTTTCGTAACGTGAGGGTTGCGTGATGGCCAACGACACAAACTTCCTGCTGGCTGAAATGGAAGACATGCCTGCCAGCGCAGGCCCAACTTTCCGGTCAACCATCAAGCGAGCAATACGCAGCTACCTGAGCGAGCGTCGCGCCGAGCAGGACCGCGACTTGCTTTCCGAGGCAAACCCATCCGGCACCTACCTGGTGCTCTCCATTCACCACATTGACGACTGAGGACACCATGAACACCGACATCATCGAAGCACAGCTAGTACGCTCTGCGCTGGCCACTACCCCTACTAACCCAGCGTCCGTTCTGGTCTACGCCATGGAGAAGGGCGCAGACATGGCCCAGATCGAGAAGCTGCTGGACCTGCAAATGAAGTGGGAGGCTAACGAGGCGCGCAAAGCCTTCGTAGCCGACATGGCAGAGTTCAAGCGCAACCCGCCCAAGATCGTCAAGGACAAGCTGGTGGGCTACGAGAACCGCGACGGCACCTTCACCGGGTACAAGCATGCAACGCTGGGTAACGTGACCAATGCCGTCATCGAGGGGCTGGCGGCGCACGGATTCAGCCACGCATGGGAACCCGAACAGCGCGACGGCAAGATCCACGTCACCTGCATCATCACCCACAAGCTGGGGCACAGCACGCGCACCACGCTGGACAGCGCAAAGGATGACAGCGGCAAGAAGAACAGCATCCAGGCGGTCGGTTCAGCGATAAGCTATTTGCAGCGCTATACGCTCCTGCTGGCCTGCGGACTGGCTACCCATGACCAGACCGACGATGATGGCCAAGGCGCTGAAGAGCACGCCATCGACAAGCTGATTGCCGACGCCGCGCGCGCGCCCGACTTAATGACCCTGCAATCAATCTGGGACACCCACGGATCATTCCTGCGCGACACGTCAGAGAATGACTACATCGCCCTGAAGGATGCCGTGAATGGTCGAAAGGCTGCGCTGGAGAAGCGCTCTACCACCGTGCCGGGTAAGTCGTCCCGGTTGGCTGACATCATTGGTGGCCAAGCGCAGGAAGTAGGTGCGGCATGAAACTCAACCTACAAGCCAGACTGGTCGCAGCGGTCGCCCAGTTCAAAGCCTCCAACGACATCCGCTACTACCTCAACGGCGTCTACGTCGAACCACGCCCCCAAGGCGGTGCCGTGATCGTCGCCACCAACGGCCACGCCATGGGCGTATGGCTGGACGAAACCGGCGAGATCGAGCGCCCAGCCATCCTGCGCATTGGCGCGAAGCTCCAGGCCGCGTGCCGTGGGTCTGACATCAAGCGCCTGACCATTATCGACAACCGGCTGGCCGTGCTCGGGCAGAAGGTGAAGGGCGGTCTCAAAGACATGGAGCTGTACGTCCAGCCCCAGCCAGGTGACTGGGAGGTGCCAGCAGGCAAGTTCCTGGACTTGGCCAGCGTCGTCAGCGTCATTGACGGCCCGCCCAGACTGCACTCAGCACTCAACCCCAAGTACATCGCCATGATGGACAACGCCATCGGCATCGGCATCGGCGACAAGTCCAAGAGCATTACCGTGCGCCAAGAGGCGCCACACTCGGGCATAGTGTTCACGACATCAGCCACGCCGAACTTTGTCGGCGTCATCATGCCCATGCGCGACAACGATGCCCCGTTCCCCAAATGGGTCAAACCCATGCTGACCTGGCGCGAAATGGAGCGCCGCGCGAAGGCTGCTCCACTGCCCGTCCACGAGCCCAGCGACGCCGGGCCGAAGGATAGTGACGGGCGCGGGTGGGCGATGGTGGAAGTGGGTGCAGCATGATAGGCAATGAAACTCGGCGCGGATTTCTAAAGATAGGGGCTGCAATCCTCGGAAGCATAGGCATTGTGCGCTATTCAGAGCCACTAATCGAAATAGCTCAGAGCCATGAGTGGATCGAGGATAAGGGTGATTTTGTGATCGTCCGAGTGCCAGATTTCAAATTGTTTGCCAACGAAACAATCAACAAACCCGCCATTTTCATCATGGGCCAAGAGTCCACGGTAAAAAATTTGGAAGTTCTAGGTTTTGCAAATTTCTACGCTCCAGAAGGCGGAAGCATTTTGCAATCCCGTTTTGATACAAGCCGGATGGTTACGGAGATTACTCGCTCTCCAGTGACCATAAAAGGACAATGCGTAATTATGAATGAGTGTGCTTTTATGACCGCTCCTGCCATAACGACTGCATCCATTCAGTTCGATTCATACAGCAAATCCAGTGAATACTTGGTCAAATTGAAAGGCGGTGCAGCATGACCCGCATCACCGAATCAGAACTAGCCAAGATGTGGGGGCTAACCCCACGCACGCTTCTAAACTGGCGCAATGAAGGCAAAGGCCCAGCCTATATCAAGACTGGTGAGCGCTCAGGCTTCTATCGTGAGGCTGATGTACTGGCCTACGAGGAAGAGTGCGCCATCAACAAGCGCCCAGGCTGGAAAGCAACCATCAAACGCGCTGCTGGTGCGCTGGATGTGCTGTCTTCCAAGTCGGCAAAACCCGAAGCAAAAGCAACGCTTGAAAAAATACGAGACGATCTACGCGCGCTGCTTGAATAATTCGGATAGAATTAAATCTCAAACAATTTTTAACCAAGGAAAATCACAATGAGTACAGAGCAAGTCACCATCGTTACCGAGTACAACCCGGTTGCAGCCGCGCTTCAAGAACTGCGCGACCGCTATGCTGGCGTTATCTTCCAGGTGGACACCAAAGAAGGCATGAGCGATGCCAAGGACGTGAAGCGACGTTTGACCAAGCTGCGCACCGGCCTTGAAGCGCTGCGGGTTGAGATCAAAGCGCCAGCATTGAAGCGCACCCAAGCGATTGACGCCGAAGCCAAGGCAATCACTGCTGCAATCAAAGCCATCGAAGACCCTATTGCGTTTCAAATCAAAATCGAAGAAGACCGCATTGAAGCAGAAAAAGAGGCACAGGCCGCACTTGAGCGCGCCCGTGTTTCTGCAATCACTGAAAAGATCAAGGGCTTGCGCAGCTTGCCTTTGGCGCTGGCCGGTGAATCGTCCGATGTAATTCTGGCCGAGTTGCAGGCCATTACTGATTTTGAACCCAGCGAAGCAGCCTTTGCAGAGTTTACTGCCGAGTGCGCCACTGCGCGCCACGAAGTCATGGGCGAACTGCGCAGCTTGTATGAGCGCGTCAAGGTGCAGGAAGATGCAGCCGCGGCAGTTGAGATTGAGCGTGCGCGCATCGCTGAGGCCCAGCGCGTTGCCGCCGAGGAATTGGCAATTGAGCGTGCAGCCATGCAGGCCGAGCGCGACGCAATGGCCCGTGAGCGTGCAGCATTGGCTGAAGCCCGTGCAGCAATGGAAGTCGCCAAGGTAGTGCCAGTGGTTGAAATGAGCGAGCCAGTTTCAGAGCAAAATACGGCTGAAACCATTGTGGAGATTGCGCCAGCAGCTATCGAAACTGTAGCAGCCGAGCTTGCAATTCAGTTTGCCGACAAAGAGCATGCAACCGATTGGAGTATTCGCCAGTTTGCTATTGCAACTGCGGACCAATTCGCAGCGCTGGCCGGCAAGGTGGCTCTCTGCGGAGAAATATCATTTTCTGCCCGGCTTTTGGAAGCAGCAAACGCCGTGCGCGATGGTCATTTTGATGCTGCCATGGCTGGTGCGAATACCGAAACGCTGGTGCAGTTCGACAACGACTTGATCGACGCCACTGTCAATGCCATCGACGCCCTTGGCGGTGGTGAAGTGCAGGCCGCTGCCTAACCCTTCAACTCAGAAAGACAATTCCATGTTCAAGAACGCATTTTTTTACCGCATCACCAAAATACCAGATTCACTGCTCATTGGGACTGTAGCTCTCAACTCCATTGTGTTTGAGCCCTGCGGGGCCACTCAGGAGAAGTCAATGGGCTGGGTGCCGCCACGCGGAGATGAGCATGGTGCCCTGCTGGAATCCGTTGGCGGCCAGTACATCATGAAGCTGATGACCGAAACCAAGGCGGTGCCCGCTGCGGTGGTAAAACGCCATGTGGACAAGGCCTGCAATGACATTGAAGCAATGACAGGTCGCAAGCCTGGCAAAAAGGAGCGTCGCGATCTGAAGGAAGATTCCCTCACAGCGCTTCTGCCACACGCCTTTGCAAAGCAGTCCGCCACCATGATCTGGATTGACCCGCGCGACAAGCGCATCGTGATTGACGCCTCCAGCCAAGGCAAGGCCGATGACGCCATCACCATGCTGCTCAAGACATTCAACGGCCTTGAATTGCAGTTGATCAACACCGTGCTGTCACCGGCTGCCGGCATGGCCCATTGGCTGGTTGACAAGGAAGCGCCCGACAGCTTCAGCATCGACCGCGAATGCGAGCTCAAGGCCTGCGATGAAAGCAAGGCAGTGGTGAAGTATGGCCGCCACCCACTGGACATCGACGAAGTGGCCAAGCACATGATGCAAGGCAAAATGCCAACCAAGCTGGCGATGACTTTTGATAGCCGTGTTTCGTTTGTTCTGACTGAAGGCTTGCAGATCAAGAAAATACAGCTTTTGGATTTGGTATTCGCAAATTCAGAAAATGAAAATGCTGCGGATAGCTTCGATGCCGATGTGGCAATCTTTACCGGTGAGATGGTCCGCCTACTTCCTGCTATGTTCGCCGTGCTTGGCGGGGAAGTCGAGGCAGCATGAAAGAGCCCATAAAAGCTGGCGACATTTGTGAAGTAGTTGGAGGGCTTGGTCGTAACCAGAGCCCAAACCTTGGACTACGCGTAACGGTAGGTCATCGAATTGTTGGAGCGTTTGGAATGGACCATACACAGTTCGGTCCAGTGGTTCGATGCACTGGCAAAGGCGTTGTCCAGCTTGGTGATGCTGGCCAGTATGTGAAAACCGGATGGGCAGACTTCCCTGTCGAATGGCTCAAGAAGATTGAGCCCGATGCGCCACCGGTTGAAGGCGTCACCATAGCATTGGAGGCGTCATGAACGAGCGAGATACCAGTGGACCAGCGTTTCCAATCGCGGACCCATTCGCAGTCAAAGGTCCGAAAAACGAAGCCGAGGCGCTCCGTTTACAGAGTGGCATGACCCTGCGCGATTACTTCGCCATCCGCGCATTTCAGACGCGCCTTGCAAAGTACAACGACTGGACGCTCACAGAGTTAACAGAGCAGTCCTACGCCGACGCCGATGCCATGCTGGAAGCCCGCAAGAAATGACACCCAAAGATATGGAAGCCGCATGTCTGGAGGCAATGAAGCAGCCTGGCATCCTTGGCGTGACACTCTCCACCCCGCGCGGCAAGAAAATGCCACCGGGCTTTCCACGGGGCGAGCTGCTCAGTGAAAATCAGCAATTCGTCAACCGGTCCTACAAGCCAGAGAAAGTATTGCGCTGGCTGCGTGACAATTTACTACTACCAAGCCCAAAAATAGATAGGACTAAAAAATGATACTCAAATTCAAAAAAATGCACTCCAATGCAATTGCACCAAAGTACGCAACTCCAGGTGCCGCATGCTTTGACCTACACGCTGCAACGGTAGCAGGAATGGAACTTATTGGCGCAAACTTACATCCTGGCCACCCAATTACGTGCGGCACCGGGCTATCATTTGAAATACCAGAAGGCTTTGTAATGCTGGTTTACAGTCGTTCTGGTCATGGATTCAAGCACCAGGTCAGACTGTCAAATGCTGTAGGCGTGGTGGACAGCGATTACCGCGGCGAGGTAATGGTGCAATTGGTCAGTGATGCGCGTGACGAATACCTTGAGCACATACCGTTTTTTGTGCGTCCAGGCGACCGAATTGCCCAGGCCATGATTGCTCCAATCTTTGACGTAGAAATGGAAGAAGTTGACGAATTGAGCGCCACCGAGCGCGGTACAGGCGGTCTAGGCAGCACCGGCACTTGATTTTGTGACCATTGGTGCGATTCTCTAACCAGTTGACACTGATTCGGGGATCGCGCCATGCACATTCTGATCTCAATCATCTATGGATGCACGCTTTGGCTCTCGGCCATGGCCTGCGCCATGATCACTGGTGGAAAAATCAGCGTCATTGCGCTGGCCGGTCCCTTTATCATCTCAGCCGGCGCAATTGCTATCTCTGCGCTGTCATATGCAGCTTGCAAACTGCATACGCGGCTCACCAAGTCGGTGAAGTCCAATGCACGCGCCTGATCGCCTACTGCGCCTGCGCGATGTTGCCTTCGTGTAGGATTGGATTCTTCCACAAAAAAAGCCCACCGGAGCTAACCAGTGGGCTAAGGGTTCGCCTTTCGGGCGTACCAAGGAGATCGCTATTGTACGCCAGCAGAAGCGCGGCACTCGTAATAAATTCCAGCCACCTCGGTCAACTTCTGGACCGTAGCCCCGAATGAATCATCGACCAGCGGTGTCAGCTTTGGGCAACTTGCTATCACCAGTGGGCTTATCTCCGGTGAGCGCTTGGTTAAGAAGCCGCATCCCATCAGGGGAATGCTTGCAATCACGATAGACGATATTGTTTTGAACCTCACGCTGCACCTCGTTCTGAATTGTCTGGT